GGGTGATTACTCTTTCGAGTGAACCATATATTTCTACCTGTTGTAATAAATCTGGTGTTATCTCTACAGGTACTGTCGTTGCTTGGAGTGTACATGTTACTCCTGAAATGGTATATTCTTTTTTACAAGTGTTATCATGTATATCTACTATTTCTACTTTTACATCATCATTTGCTTGAATTTCACTGAAGTAGTAATTAGAGGCTTGTTGTGGGGGAACGGTATCTCTAAGTTCGTTTTGAACATATATTTTGTATTCCACTTGTGTGTTTAGATTTTGAACAAACCACGTAGTTAGATTATACCCCACTCCTTCTGTAATATAAGGTGGACGAGTAGTAGTCCCTTGTTGTGCGTCTTGTAAAGTACACTCTACTATTTTAAATACTCTTTGCGTTTGACATGGACTATTATCTATATCTCCTGCATCTGCAAAAATATTAATTACATCATATTGATTTCCAGTAAAGATATATGGACTTGCTATTTCTAGAGCGCTATTATTTGAAATTCCTAGAAAATACTCGGTACTAGAGGGTACTGGTATCTGTATGGTTCCAAATAAGTCTGATAATTGATAGGGTGTTGCTGGGAGTATTATTTGCTGGGTGGTATTTGGGAAGAGTGTGCATATCTGGAATTGTATTTCTTTATGAAACTGTACGATATATTGTATTTTCGGTACTATTACTTTTTTTAAGGTATTATCTCTATTTAATTCTCCATCTGTAACTCTTATATTACTGTATTTTAACTCCCCATCATATTTTGCTTCTTCCTTGTCTTTAGCTCTAGAGATAATATTCCCTACTGGTGTTACTTTTATTTCTGAGTAGCCTGCTTTATATTCTACTATTGATCCAAAGGTATTACCGTGTTTACCTTCTGTAAATACTGTATCTATTGAAGATGTATAAATAAATGCGTTGTTTATGCCAGAACCTGTTATTGGAGTTATTATTGCTTTTACCGACCTTGCTTTACTTCTATTTAAAATATTTGGTTTAATAATAATCCCTGTATCTGCTATTGATCTTGCAGGAATAAAATCTTTAATCATTCTAAAGATTGTATTATCAAAAAATTTAATTAATCTAACAAATTCAAAAACATTATATTGCGGTAGATTGCCTAATACTTCCTCCCCTATCACATACAGATCATCATACTTATCTGCTGTTAAGTCTCTAGGATCCCCTATATAGTCATCTATATTAAAATTTGCTAAAACTGGGTCTGCTAGTGATTTAGATATAATGAATCTATTAATATTATCTGTTGGTGAGAACCCAACTTCTATTGGATGTATATCATCCGTGTATTTACTATCTCTTTTTATTATAGATGTAAGTTCTGATAAGGTATTTCCTGGTATAATACTCCCTGTATTATCTAACCTAATTTTATCTAAAGAGCTTGTATAAAACTCTGTATCTCCGTAATAAGGCCTTTCGTTGGTGTTTCTTCCACCGTATACTTTTATATCTAATAGATCAGAAGGTATTCCGAAACAGTTTATTAACGCTCTTAACCCTCTTTCTGTTCCTTTTGATTTTACTAAAAAAGGTAAGTTATGGTATATTCTTTTATAGATTTCTTTCTCATAACTATCAAAAGATGTTGGATGTATTGGTGAGGTTGTTCCTGCTAAAGACCCTGTTACTAGATCAACTATATGCTGTTGTCCGGATTGATACTCATCTCCAATAATAGTATAAAATAAATCTTCTATAGATTTATTGGATGTATAGAGCTTTACTCCAAAATTTTTCAAAGCTTCAGCTACTAGATCTTTTGAAATACCCCTATTTACTCTATTATCTGCATCATACTTATCTGTTACCGCAGATGCATATAACCATAAATTGTCAAAATGCTGCCCTATCATATAGATGAATGTCAGGTATCTTTGATTATCTGAATCTTCTCTTAAGTAGGAAGGTATTGTGAGTTCTAATGAATTATTATTTGAGTTATCAAAACTTATTGCTTCTGAGGTTTGATTTGCATACCAGAGGATTGTATCACTTGTATTGCTCTCTTTATTTATATACGGCTTTCTATTATTACTTTTAGGCCAACTACTACTCCCAGATTCATAATATAAGTGTCTTTCATAGTGATCGAAATTACTTACTATTCCCTCTATTAGCGATTCGTAATACCTAGTACTTCCTGAGACTCCCTGTAAACTTACAGTCTGAATATTTATCAATGATAGACTCGAGGAATATGTCTGTATTAATTCTAATTTATATTTAAAATTTACTAATCTTTCTTGAGCAGATGAAAAATGTATAAAGTTACTGTAATCTGTATAGTCTACTGAGACCTCTATCCCTTTTTCGTTTATTATAGAATATATTTCACTGTTTGTATTGTTTATAGGATAGCTGAATAGTTCATTATAGTTGTAATACTGTGTTGGTATTATAGTATCATCCTGTATCTCTATGTTAAAATTAGGGGAAGATATAGTTGGTATTGCAACTGGATCTTCTATTGTTTTTATATTAACATTATATGCAGCTGAATCTGCTATTATTTCTACTACTCTTAATTGACTTCTTACACTATACGTTATAGGTAGTGGTTCATATAGCTTTACTACCACATCCATATCTACCTCAGATTCTAACATATCTATGTTTAATCCAATAAGTAAGTCATTATCTCCAAAACTTAATCTAAACTCATTAAAAAATACTTCATTTTCTAGTTTAGCTTTTACTATACCAGTAAACTCACTAACCCCTTCTGGTGATATATCTAGAGTTGCGAGTTTTAACTCTGTACGATCTCCAGATATCTCCTTAATGTAGAAATTAGTAGGTGTAGTATCATCTGAATATAAATCATTTAGAAAATGATACAGTAACTGTATGTCGTTTGGTGGTGATTCTCTAACACCGTTGTCGAAACTGGTATATAATTGTCTATAGTCATCTACAGGATTAACAGTTATTACTGATGAGCCTTCTTGTCCTGCAGATCCAGCGTTACCTAGTAGTTTATAGTTTATGTAGTTACTATCTACATATAATATATCACCTGTCGTAGTGATACCGTATAGTTCTATGTAATGTTTTGACGGTGTAAATAAACTATTTACTTCAAAAGATTCAATTAGACTTACATCTCTGTAATCAAAGCTCTCTACCCCCTGTATTGTGGCAGGGAATCCTTGGCTGGTTGTGTATATAGTTTGTGCCATTTAGTTTTGTTTAGATTCTAAGTCTAAAATTTGTCTTCTAAAATCTAAGTTCTCTCTTCTTAATTGTGTAATCTCGTCTATTAGTAATTGTGTTTCGTCTGAGATAAGATCTGCTGTTACTAGTTCTGAACTTCTCCTTACTATGTATTCGTGGGAATTTTCCTCTCCCTCTACATCTATTTCGTAAAAGAATTTTTCGTATAACCTAAATAATTCTTCCTCCGTATCTGTATCTTCTTCTGGTGTAGGTTGAGTAAATGTAGTAAATTGTGCTCCTATTACTCTAGAGAAGTCTGTTTTATTATATACTGTCTTCTTTATAGTTATATCATTAGCCATTTCTTACTATTTTGAATATATTTTGATTATCTACCACTACCGTACTCCCATCTAATGTTGTTTTTATTAATATACGGTAATATCTCTCAGGCTGCAACCCATCCATATACATATCAAAAAACGATCCGTTTGAATCACAACTCACCTTTGTAAATCGTGTATCGAAATCAATAATCATTTCCTCTGTATTCTCATCTCTCACTCCCCAATATGATGCAGAGGGTAGTGCGTAGTTGGTTAAGTATATTGAGGAGGTTGAGAAGGTTCTTGTCGGATACTTTGGTCTAGCGGACACCCTAAATCTCTGTGTGCCTACGTCAGTGTATTTACCTTTGTTATTGGTTATATTAATTGCTGATAAACTAGTTGTTAGTACCTGTAAACTCCCTGTACTATATACACTGTCATCCCATTTAAATTCGAGGTAGGGAGGGTATATTGTATTTGTATCAGCACTATAGTATTTTAGTTTTATAGAGGATGTTGTGTTGAATTCTAAGTTATTGGAGAGCTTTAGTATTATTCCTCTATTATCTATATGGTCTGCACTAGATGTATTCCATAGTTTAACAGCTTGTGTTATATTAAGGTTAATATCGTAAGTAGATTTTACAGAGTTTGATTGTGTAGATTCTAGGTTATATCCTCTAGATCCTGTATACCAATTACCTCCTCCTTCTTTTCCTGATATATACGAACCTGTTACTCCTGGTGGGTAATTTACTGTAATCCAACTAGATACTCCTCCTCCTTCTTTTACATTCCAGGAAACTCCTGATGTGTTTATTGGGGTATCTCCGTATTTTCCGGTACCGTTATCCCATTCTCCTGTATTTGAATATACTGGGTATGCGTAAATAACTGTATTTACCGGTATTTGATATGCATCTGCTAAGTAAACTCCTAGTGATGCACTATAATTATATGCCCCTATTTTACCTACTATAGCATTGTTTATATCCTCTGTACTAAATTGAATTAATATTCTACTAGTAGCACCAACTCCGGAGGTGTATGGGTACCCGCCTATCTCTAGTATTTCATCTAAACCTGCGTTACCGGTAGGGATTTCACTGTATATATAACTATCTTTTTCGGGGAATATTCTGTATACTGACATATTATAATGTTGTTATTCTGCCTTTAATATCTCTATCTAAATACTTTACTTCAAAAATCATAGGATCATAGGAAGGATAAACTACATTGTTTCTAGTAGCTGCTACTATATCGTATGCGTATTGTGAATAATCTCCTCCTACTTTATTCATTACTTGTACTTTTTGAACTGTTTGAACTCCTTTTTCTTTATCTAATAATGTGTATATATTTGATAGGTTTATTGGTTGGTTTATCCCCCACTTAACTATTGAAAAATAATCTTTAAGTCTTGCAGTACAAGCAAGAAGTACATCTTTAGCAGTAAAATTTGGTCTTATTATTACATCGAACGTCACTTCTATATTAATTACAAATGCATCACGTATATTTATAGCGTCTGTTAGCATTGTATATTGTGATAAGTATGTTTGTAAATTATTACGTAGATTAGGAGTAGTACTTATTAAATTTTTATTACTATCATAAGATAGTGTGTATATTGATAGTGATAGTGGATTACTGTCGATTATACTATCTGTCCTTTTATTTGGATTATTTAATTGATCTTGTATTATATGTACTTTAGATACTGTTCCGTATTTAGCTGGTAGTGATAAAGCTCTAACTAGGTAATCTTGTAATGTTACAACTCTTCCCTGCTCATTGAAAGCTCTCATACTATTCTCTCTCAATTCCTCTATACTATCCCCATCCTTACCTCCGGTTGCTGGAGTTGTATTATTAAATGTAAGTGTTGATTGTCTACTAGTATCTCCTATTAGTTCTGGTAACTCTACTACAGTGTTTATAGAGTTTGCTGGTACATTTGAAGGTATACCTCCACCTACTATATACCTAATCTTTAATGCAGTATTTGAAGGAGCTAAGCCGTATGTTTGTGTTGATAGGAAATTACTAGGATCATATGCATACCGTAATGTACTGTTGTACGGGGTTGCTCCTACTCCGATTGTATCTGGTACCGGTGTTATTATTGAATCCTGTTCTGCTGCTATACCTGATCCAAATTGTACTTGTAACTCTCTTGTTGATAAGAATCTCGATACAAACCTTCTAGGTACTTTCTGTAAGCTTAGTACATAAGGTACTACTCCTTTATCTGTAGAAGTATTTGCTGTATCTTCGTATATTGTATCTTGACCTAAATAAGGTACTTCATACCATATATTTTCTTCACTATCTTCTATAGAATGTATACCTATTATATCATCATCTTCTATAATTATAGTTTTAAATTTCTCTACCCCTCCTATATTTTCAGTTACCTCTTTTATTTCTCCTGAATATGCTTTAAATTTCTTTAACACACCAAACTCTAAGGGTTGGAATGTTATAGGATCTAACTGTGAGATAACTATCGCTGTTGGATTTAATGAACTTGAAAATGCAAAATCTATAGGATGATCTATTATAAATCTAGGGCGGTCTGCTGTAGCTGCCTCTAAGACTGTTCCTGGTGGAATTGACGGTGCTTTTGACCAATCTGGTTGTCCGTTTGAATTAGGTAATACAGGTAGTGTACAGTAAACTTCTATATCTACTTCAGATATTGTACTAACTTTAGGCCTATACCCCATCATATAAGCTAAGTTGTATAGATTACCAGGATTCTTAGTATATTGTATGTATGTTTCTTGTAGTTGTGTGTCTTGGTAGAATGCTAATACATCACCTACATATGCTGCCATTTCTATGAACATCATACCGGGAGATGCAGGGGAGAAGTCGTTATATGAATCTGGAAAGTAATTCTTTGCGTATTCTACTAACTGGTTTTTAAAGTCTCCAAACTCTCTATTAACATATTTTATATCTCTATCTTGAGCCATTATCGTTGAAAATTAATTACTAATTGATCTTGTATATTTGTTTGATCTAGTATATATCCGATATAGATGTTTACAGCATTATCATCTATTAAATCCTGTACTACTATGTTTTGAATTACTACTCCAGGAAACCACTCTTTAATGCTCGCTCTAATCTCTTGCTTTATCTGCTCTTCTATATCTACTGTTATTTGTTCAAAAAGAAATGCCCTTAATCCTGTTCCTATATTTATATTTAGAAATCTTTCCCCTCTTCCGGTTAGAAAAAAATTAATCAAGTTATTTTTAAGAGCATCTTTTGTTGTATATGTACTATTAAATACAGCTTTAGAGGAAAAAGGAACACTCACTCCCACTGCCTTTCTAGGCTGTAAATCTATCGGACTTATTCTCTCTACTCTAAATGCCATTATCCTCCAAATCTTTGTTTATCTTTATCTACTGATGCTTTATATATTGCTCCTGCATTCTTTACAAAATCCAATGTGCTTAGATCTAATCCTGGTTCTGGACCTGGATTATATTGCTGCATGGTATTATTATTTATATTCTGCATATCTGAATAACCTGCTGTTATATTTGAATACTCTGCTTGAGTCATATTATTTCTTGTCTCATTCAATATATCAGCTATAGGATCTCCTGTATTAAATACCGGTTTTCTTGGTGGTTGGTATG